CGTCGGCGCTGCAAAGCCTTGCCATCGGTAACAGCTTCGCCACCACAAACGCAAGCTGCGCTGGAACCAACGCCACCATCACTTTCTCTGGCGGGTATCTGATTGCCGTTGGGCAGGTTATCAGCGTCAAAGGTGTCACTCCCACGGGATACAATGGCGTGTGGACCGTCACGGCGTCATCGGCTGGGTCTGTGACCTTTGTGGTTCCAGCTACCCTGACCAGCCAGACCATTGCTGGCACGCTGTACTACGGGGCCATCACAGGCTCCACCCTAAACCTGTCTGGCAAGGGCGCTGTTTCTGGCGTGGCCACACAGACTGAGGCGGTTGCAGGCACCGATAACACAACGCTTATGACGCCATTAAACCTTCGTCAAGGACTGAACGCCTCTGGCAGCGCCCCAATATTTGCCTGCCGTGCGTGGGGTACGTGTGATGCAAGTGGAAATTTCGTTTCAGGCGGAAACGTAGCATCAATTAGCGGCTTAAACCCGACCACTGTGACTTTCACCACAGCAATGCAGGACGCAAACTATTCTGTTGTCCTTGGTGGATTTGGCGGCGAGAGTAACACTCGTTACCCCCATATAAGAAGCAAAACTACTACAGGCTTCACAATGGCAAACGGTGCCAATACGGGCGGCGGTATGTCGTTTGCAGTGTTTAGGTAAAGATTAAACCCACACGACCCTGTACAGGTCACCGCCGCTGCGTACAAGGTTACAGTTGAACCTGCCAATGGGTAGGCTCTCAACCACTGATGCGGGGAATGTAATCCGAATGGTCGCGCTTTGTTTGCTGGTCTTGTTGGCAACGGAATCACCACCCTCGTGAAACTTGAGCGCGATGTCACCATACTGATTTACCATAACGTCAACAAATGGGATGTCAGGCACCATCCCAATTGGTATGATTATATATGCCACCCGTGGGTGCTTAAAGCTGCGCGTGATTGTGGGGACTTTCTTTTTATGGTTCATTTTTCAGACGCCTTAACCTTGCCAATGTGCGCCGTGTTCAGAATTACATCGCCCACGCTGTAATACCCGCCGCCATCTTGCTTTCGGTAAAACTCCTCAACGACAATAAAGTCGCACTCATTCAGGGTATAGACAAAATCATGTACAGATTCAGCTTCATGCTCACCGATCACTTGGTGAATAGAATTTCCGCTTCGTGACGGCATGTTCAGAGTAATATAAAATTTCATCGTGCATTCCTCTTTTTGTAAATCCTCCACACCTCGTTTTCAACGTGGGGTCGGATTAATTCTGGCAGTCTGGACAGCGCGTTTTGTCTCGCCACCTTTCCATTCATGGATAAGATGGAGATTGCCGCATCATAGATATGTTTGCTGCACACGGATTGGATCGAGTCGTCCTCGTCTTCAAGCCTTACCTTGCCAGTCAACACGCGTCTAATACGCTCACTTGGCTTTAGCATCAAGCCACTCCTCAAACGCCTGCCACGCAGCATCAGCGCCCAGCGCGATACACACAAAGCATCCTGCATCCTGCGCCGCACGCATGTAATTAATCTGAGCCTGATGAAGGGAAGAAAGCATGTGATCTCGGCGCTTCAACTCGCACACAAAGCTGGGATTTGATGGTATGATGATGTCGGTCGCGCCCGTTGTCATCCCCTCGCTCTTTTCCTTAGCCGCCTGCAGGTGCGTGCGCTTCCCCTCGTTTCGGGGGTGTATGGCAATTGCGCCATATTTAGGATGTTGACGCCGAACCCTTGCAAAAAAAGTTACCTGTTCCAGAGCCTCCGAGGGGCATTTCCCTCGGAAGTCCATGTCACCGTATACTTTTAGGTCGCTGGGGACTTTCATCTGCACTCTCATTGTAAGCAAAGACGCTGTAGAAACCGCTGTCGGCGTCTTTTGCATATGTAATCGTCTTGGGTACTGACCCGCCAAGATTGTCAAACAGGGCCTTCTGGATTCTGGCCTTGTGGAACGTCGGCTCTTTTAGCACCCAGAATGAGAATGACCTATAAGGGGTGACCACGTCAACCCTGCGCGTGGCCTTTCCAGAGTTTGAGATGTGATCCCGCTCCTTCCACTCCACAACCTTGTCGGTCTGTCGGCGTGTTGGGTCTTTTTTCATATTCTTGAAGTCAACGGCCAGCTTTTCGTTGGGGTCAACTATTTCCGCCTTACACTCAATGCAATACCGCGCCGCGATGTCATTTTCGGCGTCACACGCACCGCATTTCTTGAATGTCCATCTGTGGTGACACTGGACCTCGTCTCCCGCCACGTTGACGGTGGCTCGGCAACGGCGGCCAAAGTGCGCTGGCATTGGCCCCCACTCCGTCTCGATGGGGTTTCCGTCGAGATCGAGAAAATGCCCATGGATGTCGATCTGGTATCCGTCAAAATTTGGCCGCGCCGCAAACGTATTTTCGGCCTCACACAGCGGACAGACAGCCTTCAACTCGGACATTTCACCGCCCGAAACAGAAACCTTGATTTCTGGGTTAAATATGTCGCCATCGGGGCAGTGGCGCTCGATGTTTTGGGCGTAATCCAAAATCATGCAATCGTTCTTGCCCTCGTCCCAGCGCAGGCCACGGCCTATGATCTGCTGCAGCAGGCCGACGCTTTCAGTGGCGCGTAGGAGGGCCACCACGTCAACGTGCGGCGCGTCAAACCCTGTGGTGAGGACCGAAACGTTTACGAGGTACTTGATCTTGTACGCCTTGAACGCCGCCAGAATGCGGTCACGCTCTGCCTTTGGCGTCTCACCTGTCACCAAGGCCGACAAGTTAGATGGCAGGCTGGCCATGACCTCTTGGGCGTGCTGCACGGTGGCCGCAAAGATCATCACGCCCTTGCGGTCTGCGGATCGGGTGACGATGTCGGCCACGATCAGGGATGTCTTGCGGCCATGCCCGTGGTATGCCCTGTCAACATCAGAGGCGTTGAATTTCCCCGTGGTGTTGATCTCCATTGCCATCGTCTCATAGGCTTCACCGCCCGTCTCAGACACATATGGCCGCGTCAGATACCCCGCCTCAATCAGTTCAGTTGCTCTGATGCGGTGAACGCAGGCGGAAAAATAGGGGGCCTTGGTCTGCCACTCGGCCACAGGCGTGCCGTCTGGCCACTTGTTGAACACATACCCCGTGTTCATACGGTATGGCGTAGCAGACAGGCCAATCACGCGTAGGTTCTCGTTGGCGTCCCGCATGGCGTCGATGATGGATTTGACCGTCGGCGTCAGCCCGTGGCATTCATCTATTATCACCGCCGCAAATTGGTTCCCAAAGCGAGATATGGCGTTGCTGACCGTCACTGGCGTCCCAAACACAACGGGATACCGTAGGCTTTTCTGTCCTGCGGATGCGCTGAAGATGGACGCCTTGGCACCTGTCAGTTTGTACTTGTCGGCATTCTGCACCACCAACTCGGCGGATGGGGCCAAGCACAGGATATGCTTGCCCCCAGACATTTTATTAATGGAATCGGCCACAGCGGCGATGATGTGGGATTTGCCCGCACCCGTGGCCGCCTCAATGCAGCACGGGGAACGACTGGTTTTCACCCACGACATGATGGCGTCGTGGGATTCCTGTTGGTACGGGCGGAGTGTCATTTTCCCAAGTAGCCCCTTGATGCGGCTTCCTCAATACCTTTGGCAATCCCATTGGTAACTGCCTCGTAAAAGTCCGCACAGGGCATTTGGGTGGCATTTGTCATCATGCGCCACATAGCATTTTCAATGCCGTTGGTAATTGCTCGTTGCAGCCTTCCATCACCCATATCTGGAAGCATTTGCGACACACCATCTTCAATTGCACTAGAAAGAAATTCATGAGTGATTTCAGGGAACGCCTGACGGACTCCCTCAATGATGCTGTCGTATACTTCGTCTCTGTCCAGTTCTTCCATTTCGCTATCTCCTTGGGTTTGTTTGTGTAAAATTGAAATCATTTCAGGGTCCAGTACGATGTGGGCTTGCCGCGCCACGGCTCAAGGTTTGCATCTGGCGCAAGATACTTTACCGCTGCCGAGTACGAGATCGAGCCAGCGCGCTCAACCTTGGTCAGATTCTTGCCGCCGAACACAGCATTCTCCCCGCCGCACATCTCAACGATGCTCTCCAGCAGTTCCTTTTTGCGTTCCTCGGCGCGCGCGATGGCATCCTGAAGGTTGTTGTACTCGGCCACCATCTGAAGCGCCCGTGGGGTGTCAACAGTGGGGCGCTTGTCTTCAAGATATTCGTCTGGCTCGTCGCATTCTGCCAGAAATTCCTTGTAGAACGCCTCAAGCTTGGGCAGGTTTTCGTTAAGCCATGTAAAATCAATGTCCACGACTTCTATTTTAAAATCATTTGGAGTCCACTGCAAAAAGTAACAGGCCAAACGACTGGCGCAAGACATTTGGATTTGCATTTGGGCGTAATAATGTGGCTGATCTTTTACGGTCTTGAATGCCACTGGCTTTTCTTTGTCGCGCAATCCAAATGGGCATTTTATTTCAATCAAAAACATTCTTCCGACATAACCGTCAGGACTAGCACCAAGCCAATTGTGATTAGGATGAACTACAAAAGACGCTGGAGTTACCTCAAAGCCATGAACGCCCTCAAACGCCTCACGCGCCTCATCCTCGTGGGTTACGCCCCACTGGGTGGCGATGTTGCCCTTAATCTCTGACGGCGCACCGTGATAGGCACG